TGACTCACAAATATCTTTGAACCACTTCATCACTAAATCTTTGTCAAGATTACCACCACCTTCGTGATCGAATGGAAAGTATTCAGAGTAGCCATCTGTAGCAATAGCTATTCCAACTACTTTACCTCTACCAACTACAGAACCTGTTCCTAATTTTTTTAGGTCTGGATCATAAGTCTCTAAGTCAATTACTATCTCATCACAGTGTCTAAGATCTGGAAACTCTGTGGGTTTGACCCACTCTGTCTGAGCTTTAAATATCATTTGTAATCTCTTTCAATTATCATTTCTATAAAGTGTATTGCTTTCAATAAATCTTGTTTCTTTCCCTTATCACGATGCCTAATAATGTATTTAATAGCACATCCTTCCGGATATAACAACTCGTTCTCAACTACAAACTTGCTCGGCTGTATCTTATACTTTTGATAATGTGAACCTCCGTGCTGCTTGTTCCATACTTTGCTCATACTATGAACTCCTTTTGTTTATTTTTACATTTTACTAAATACAAATTTTGTATTGCTCTTGTTACACCAACATACCAAACTCGATATTCTTCATCTTGTTTCCACACAGATTTGTTTGCCGCTCTCATAGTGTTTATTGTTTGATTTAAAAATAAAACTACATTTGTAGCTTCTCCACCTTTCGCGCTGTGAATTGTAGAAATTTTTATTCTAGGTGATTTAGATAGATCCTCTCCATTAATTATCATTTTAAAAACATAATCAATTTTTTCTTGTGATACATTTGTGAAAGCATCATACCACTTTAAAGATTTATTTGGTTTACCTTTTATTTTTTCAAGAAGTCTATGTAATTGCACCTCTGCTATCTCTTCGCCTTTTCTAAATTTATCCCAGTTTAAAATATCATCGTAAAATTTTTTAGAGATACTCTGTCCATCTTTAGTTTCAAAAAAGAAACCTTTATTTTTTAATATTAAAGGAACTTGTTTTAATAATGGATTTGTTCTTGCAAGTATTAACCAATCACCTTCATTCATATTTATTTCTTTAAAATCATATACGTCTAATACTTGTCCGCTTAACTGTCTTGGGAGGTAATCTTTTTCTAATCTATTATCTTTAACTCTAGATATTATAGATAAAGCTTTTTGTTGCACAGTTTTTGGAACTCTTACTGATTGTTTTAATGGCATCTCTGTTGCATCCCAGTCTATAAACGAATCTACATCAGCCCCTGCCCAGCCAAATATTGCTTGATCATCATCTCCAGCTATCCACACATCACAACCATTATCTTTCTCTATCTTCTCTATCATATCCCATTGTATTTTAGATAGATCCTGTGCTTCGTCTATAAATATAACATCTAATTTATTTTGTATGCTGCCTTTTTCTAAAAATTTTTCTAACATATCTGTAAAATCTATAAGTTCGTAAACTTTTTTATATTGATTAATGGCAATATCTATGGCCTCTAATTTATCTCTTTCTACTTTTCCTAAGTGTTCGTTTAAATCTAACTGCTCTAATGGTTTTATTCTTTTTACTCTAGCTAAATTAATTAATGTTAGATACTCACTGTCTGATGTAAATACACCATTCCAGGCATTCTTTTCATAAAATGCATATTTAATTTGTATACCTGATGTTTCACCAATAACTTTGTAATTTAATTCATCCATTACATTTTCTTCTTTTAATCCTAAATTATTAAATGCAAGAGAATGTAGAGTTTGAAAATATTTAATATCTTTTTTTGTTAAGTTTGGTCTTAACTCTAAAAATCTATCTCTAGCTTCTTCTGATGCTTTTTTTGTAAATGCAAAATATCCTATTCTATCTAGTGATATACCAGTGTCTAAATATAATTTAACTTTGTCTAATAATGTTTTAGTTTTCCCTGTGCCTGGTGGTCCTACAACTTTATATCGCATTAATAGTTATCTGCCTTTCTATCTGTTGGTTTATATTCAATCTTATCTACGTGCAGCTGTTCTAGTCTACAAACCTTAATTGTTTTGCCATCTACTTTTAGTGAGTAATTAAACTCTACATTAAATTTTTCTTTTAACTTCTGTCCTATTTTTTCTTTGGATATTTTCCAATCGCTACCTAGATGTGTTAAAAAAGATTGATATTGAAAGTAGTGATAACCGTTCTCTGTTAAACACGACCCTAGTCTTATCTGCATTCTTTTACTAGCTTGTGGACCATTAACACAATACTGAAACAATTCGTTTTCTAATATGTCATCCGTGCTTGTGCCCTCTGGTGGTTTAATATTTTGACAATTCTTTCTCCAGTCATTTAGTTTAGCTCGCCAATCTTTTGGTTTAATAGGTTCAAAATATATTCCTGTTTGCTCCCAGATTAAATTTAAAACTTCTTTTTGTGTGGTCATTAATTTTAGATTAGGTATAACAACTTCTATCTTATCATCGTTAGGCATAACAACATTAAATCTATATTCTGGTTGTTCGTATTGTATGATTTGAAAATCTGTAATGTCTGGAAATACATTTATACTATCTGATTTTACACCGAATGGTCTTGAGTAACAAAGACTACGCATACAGTTATCTTTGATTGGATCTTCATAACAAGTGTGTCCTGCTGTATCTTTAGTCCAAGCGTTTATTTTATTATCTAGTTTTGCTTTGTCCCACGGTTGTTGTAAGTATTCGTAGTTTGCTTTTGATACAAAGTCTGCCCATTTATCTTTGTATTTCTTTTTTGCAAAGACCATATAGTTGTACATAAATCTATCTCTACCATCATCTAATTTAGATTTAGAACATAAAGCTAGACAAGGTGGTCCATCATTAAACTCTGGATTTGTACCAACTAAAATATTTCTATGTGTTTCATCAACTAGAAAGTCTAATTTTGTTTTATTTGTTTTTGATCTGTTAGCAAAACCAACAAACTGTTCTAATGAAAGTTTATTGTTATCTTTATCAACTGCGTATCTTTGTGTGTCACTATTATTATAGTATGGTAAGTTAATAAAGTTACCTGGTTTTACGTTGCCTTTGTCATCTTTCTTTAGTTCTTTCTGCTTTGGAAAAATTTCTGTGGTAGGTTTTAATCCTAGAGGCAGAAGAAAAGATTTTAATGCCTCTATCAAATCCGTTGTTGGTATTGGTTCC